CTGGACTTAAAAATACTAAGTCACCACCAATTTCTTGTACACTATATCCTGATAGACACCCTACGTTTTCTGTAATGGGATCTATTCGGATAGAGCTAGAATCATTAATGTTAATTAACTTATGTAAACTGTTTTTAGCAAATACAATAAGGTCTGTACGGAATCCGCGTATGCCTTGTATTTGATCTGATATAACTACAGAACCTGCTCCTGATCCTGAAAAGTTATCGGGGTCATTATACACGCTGTAGTAAACAGTATTTAAGTTATTTTCTACTCCTGCGGCTATTAGATGGTGGTCATGTATTGTAATATATTTTACGCCATTAGTACCGTCTACTGTTATCTCGCCTGCAAAAAAAGTTCGTGTGTTTAGTGCGCCTGTGCCTTCCATCCTAAAAAAGAAAAGCTTGTTTGCGCCATCAGCAATAATAACTTCACCGTAGTCAAATGTAGCACCTTCAAAAAGAGCAAACTGGCACTGGCCTTGTCCTGTTCTTGTAAGTGCAGAACGACCTGTAAAAGCCGTATAGTTATCTCCACCCCCTGCTACAGAGTCTCTGTTTATTTGCAGCCAAGTAACACCGTCAGTGCTAAAAAATATATCAGTGCCTGAACAGACAATAACGCCATCACCATATACAAAACAACCCAATACATCTTGTGTTGTATTAGGTCGAGTTGCGCTACTACCGCCAAACACTGTAAATCCATTTATGCGACGATAGCCACCGTCTGGATCTACTTCAAAATTACGCAAGCGAGTAGCCAGCCCCGGCTGACGAAGCATCTCTAACTGGTTGAGGTTTGTATTTAAACCACCTCTACAAGAAATACCAAAAGGCTGTGACATTAAATAAATCTCATCCTATCGTCTTTGAAGTATCCGGGTGCGGGTTCCATTAAGTTTAGCTTCATTAGCTTTAGTCCCCGCTTATAGTCTTCTAAGGCAAAAGCTGCTGCCTGTGAGTTCTCTTTGAACTGATGAATGTAGTATCTTGCTCGTGCAAGCAACACTGGCTTGTATAAATCAGGAAATACTATATTGTCTGAAAAAGCAGAAAGCTCTGTGGGTAAGTCATAAGCATAAAACCAAACGCGATATACTTTATCGGGTATAGAGCTTAAACCAAACTTACGGTTGTCAGGGCTTTTGATTACTCTGTCAGGTACACCGTAGTTTTGAGTATCTGCGTCATCTTTGTTTTGAGCTATCCTAAAGTAATCTTTCCACTCTTCGGTAGTTGTAAAACGCAAATTACGTGCGGTATAGGGAGCAGACTCTCCGCTTACCCCAATAGTAGTTAAGTAAAAATTATCCCAATCTATGTAGCCATAGTCAGTAGTAATACTAGAACTACCCGTCTTCAAAAGATACCAACGTTGACCCGCTACAGTTTCTACATACACATTACCGTAGTTAGGATCAGTGTCACCACTAAGTCCTGTAGCTAAAAAAGGCCACTGTGGTTCTTCGTTAACAATATCAAGGTACGCACGATTAATACAATCTTTTACATGCTGCTGAATGCCGATGGCGCTTCCAAATGTAGCAGAAGTAAGCGTAACTTCATTTAGCTCACGTAAAGCATCATTTGTTAACGTAAGATAGTTTGTAGCCATTATTTATGCTTCTTTTGAATTTCAAAGTTTGCTGTTTTACTTGAACCGGGATGAGGTTTGTAACCGCCTTTAGGATCTTTCATAAGTTTAAAAGTCTTTCCAGACTTCATCCAATGATAACCTTTAGGTGCAGATACTTTCATTTGCTTTCTTCGTACTTCTGACGCATGGTGTTTCTACCCGTTCTATTAGAACAAGCTTTTTCCATATCGCTTATAGAAGCAAAACCGCCGTGACCTTTTTTCATACGATATTCACCGCCGTACATCATCCCATAACGACCTTTCATCATTTTTTTGCGTTTTGCATGATCCATTATTCTTGCTCCATTGAAAATGTTTTAGATGTTTCTCGTGCAATTTCAAATTCTGTCTTAGCGCCAAAGATACGCTCGTAGTTTGCATCGTACTTAGCTTTATCTTCGTTTTTAAGATAGTTACCTCTTAGCTTTGTTGTCCGATGTGGACTCATTCTAATTGGGTTTTGTTCGTTTCCTATTTGAGGCATAATTTAATCCAAAAGGCGTGGGGGCCATGAAGACCCCCGTAGCCAATGACTATTAGTCAATACCGTAGAAAGCCGATACCAAAGCTTCGCCACGAAGTACCTTGGCTCCATAAACATGGAGGCCGCGTACAATGTCGCCAAAGCTTGAAGGATCACGGATTACTTCAGTGCTAGTAATCGTCTGAGCCGTAGCCGTAGAAGAAATATGACCAGCCAAGCACTTGCCAGCAGCGTTAGACGTTGAGGCAATGTTATTAGACTTGTACATATTGAAACCACGGAGCTTACCAGAGCTTACAAGACCGTTACGAATTGAACCTTGTCCAGCATTAAAGTCTACTGACAGAAGCTTAGAGGAGCTTTGTGCAAGCTGCTCATAAAAGTCAGGAGATCCTAAGAACCAACGTCCTTCTTCTGGTACGTTTTGCTCATCAAGCAAACGCGCCATACGAGCCATTACATCAATAGGATCGTGTTCAGAAGAACCAAAACCAATGTCCAAGTTACCAGTACCGTCAAAAGTACCAGCAGCAAGGTCAGTTGCGTTGTCAGAACCAAGTACGTGGTCAGGGCTTGAAGATGATACGCCTGAGAACATAGTAGCAATTACGCCTTCGTCAAAAGCGTCACGCAATGCGTAAGCCGCTGAAGAAGTTGCTACGTCACGGAAGTTAACGTGAGACATATTAGTTTCAATGTCATCTACGATGAACTTAAATGCGTTAGCTGTATCAACAATCAAGGTAACTTCTTGGTCAGTCAGCTTGGTTTGTGTTACATCTTGTCCACGCTCATACTGATAAACAGTAATTTCGGGTTCTTTGATGATGCGTACAGTGTCTCCGAATCCAGCAATCTCGCCAGCATAATCCGTATTAGTAATAGCTTCTGCTACAGACGCCTTACGGAAAAAGTTGAGTACCTGCTTGGAATATACCTTCGGCAGGAAGAACGAGTTAGTTTGACCAGATACGGAGTTTGCAAAGTTTGCATCTGTATCTGTGGACGGTTCAAAAAATTGATCACTTACGTTTTTAGCCATTTTAAATTACTCCTAAGTAGAAAAGTTATCCTCTGCGAACTCTTCCCTCAGATATTGCTTCACGAATTTCTGCTTCGTGTTTATCAAATTGATCTAGGGACATTTTCGCTATTTCGCTTTCGGTCCAGATCTTAGGCTGTTTAGCATCTATTCCAGTAGTTTTCGTAGATACCATATCTGCTGCTGATCCCTGTGGGGCTGTTTGCTTTCGCGGTCTGCCCGGACCTTTTCGTCCTTTGCCTGTTTCTAACTTATAAAGATCAAGTGCTTTGACTGCTAACGTAACATTATCTGGATTGTTATAAATCCAATCTTGAATCTGCTCTGGCTGTTCTTTAGCCCACTCATGAAAAAAATCGTCACCTCGGATTTCATCAAAATCAGGGTGTCGTTCTTGAAGTGCAGTTTCAGCTTCGCGTCTGGCAATCTCCATTTCGCGTTGCTCAATAGCAGAGAAACGCTCACGCATGTCTCTCATCTGCTCTTCTGCTCTCATGTGTGCAACGGTTTCTACCGTATCATACAGATCAGGATACTCTTCTCTAAACCTTGTGAGATCTTCTTCAGACTTAGGAGCTTGATACTCAGGCTGTGATGCAGCCATCAACTCTTGCTCACGCTGTCTAAACTCATTTAGTTTAGCGTCGTAATGTTTCTTTAGATCGTCGTACCTCTTTTTATAGTTAGTTTCTTGTTGAGGAGATTCTTCTTCAGAAGGGGCCGCTTTCTTTTTGCGGGTAGCCTTTGGTTGCTCTTCTTCATAATAAACTTCGTCTGCCTGTTTATTCGGACCTTGATCCGCTTCATGCCAAGGCTTTCGCATGTTATATGGATTAGATTCACGCTCCTCTAATAATGCTTCGGACATTTTACCACTCCTTTTCTACGGGGCTTGTTTTTCTTGCAAGGTAGCCATTCTTTAAACGTCTTTAAAATTGGGGCTTGCCAACTACAAGGTAGCCGTACTTATTACCGATATGCTCCCATCAAACTAGGTATTCGGTTTGCTTGCATCATAGATTTATTAATCTCTTCCTCTGTCTGTTGCATAGGATCGTCCATTAATTCAGGATCTTCCTGTTTCATTGCCATAGGATTTGCAAGCATACCTCCCATTTGAAGGCCATCTCGGGCCTCGCCACCGTCAGCCTTACGTTCAGCATCATCCATCATTCGTTGGAGATTATCTGCGCCTATCTCATCGGTAGCTTTTTCGGTGATCACAAACTCACCATCGCTCAAGCGAGCAGGTATAGAATCTGATACACCTGTTCCGGGGCCTTCAACTTCTCCAGCCCCAGAAAATTCTGATGCAGTCATAATGACTTTATCAATAATTGAGTTTAGCTTCGGATCTGCTTCCAAAGCATTCATTAAATATTCTTGTTCGTCTGCTTGCAAAGACTCGTCAAGTACAAAATCCATGTAATTATCTTCCATCTCTGAATCAGGAAGCTGTTCTTTTTCTGCGTTTGCCTGTTCTTCGGGAGTGTACGTATCTACAGGCATTGCTTCCATTTCGGGTGGTACAAGCATTGAACCTCCGTCAGCTTCACGCTTACGGTCCATAGACTTGTAAACTTCACGCTTAGTTTCTTCATCTACGTTTTGAGTTTGTTCTTGAAAGCGTTCTTGAATCATTGCTTTCTCTTCTGCATCTTTTGCAGCAGCTAATTCTTTTTTGAAGGCTTCGTACATCATACGGAAAGCATCTACATCGCCGCCTTCTGTAAACACACCGCGACCTTTTAGTACATCAGCACGAGTAACTTTTCCGTCTCCTGTTAAGTCAGGAAAGCCACCGCCTTTGGCCTTTTTAAATCTTTCTAAAGCAGCTAAAGCAGCTTCTACGTTATAAGTTTTACCTTTGTACTTAAAAGTTTCTCCTTCAGCATCTTGAGCAGCTTTCTTAAATTTACTATTAGTATAAATAGTTTTACCTTCTGATTCATAGGTAGCTGATCCTTCTTTCGGAAGATCTGAAATAGAGTAAGAGATTTTTTCTTTTTTGCTGTCACTAAGCGTGTCGGTTTCTCCCGTTCCTGCGCTTAAAATACCTAGACCTGCTGCTCCTGCGCCTGCCTTTAAACCTCCTTTAATCTGCTCAGTTTTTTTGTAAGCTTTTGTACGATCCTTACCTACTACTACACCACGATCTTCTGAGGTTCTTCCGGGCGTT